AGATTGTAGGAGGGGTGTTTGCTAACCCTGTTGCTGGTTATCGCTTCGAGGCCTTATCGAAAGACATTATCCCTCCTGAGAAGGTCATGCACTGGAAATACTTCAATCCACGATGGGGCAGTGACGGTAGACAGCTATACGGGTTGTCTCCGCTTGTAGCAGCCTCACAGAATATAAACTCAGATAATGCCGGTATAGATAACGAGACAGCTTCATTCGCTAATGAGGGTGTTAAGGGAATTTTAACCGGAACAGATCAGGACACTATCGAGTTCACTAAAAAGCAGACCGACTTATTGATTAAGAAGTTAAAGAGAGCCACCACGAGGGCAAAGGCTGGTAATGGTAATGTGATGTTTAACCGTGCGCCAATGAACTACCTAAAGATAGGAGAGACACCTGTTAATCTTGGTGTGTTGGATTCACGCAAATATAATAAAGAGACACTTTGTAACATATTTCATATTCACCCTTCGCTGTTCTCTTCCGATGCTTCAACGCTTAATAATCTTACTGAGGCTCGGAAAGCTTTAATCACAATGTCAGTCATGCCGGACATGGATTCATTAAGGGACAACCTCAATACTATGTTTCAAAGAGCCTTTGGCGATCAGTGGTTTATCGATTACGATATTATGGCTATCAGTGAGCTTCAGGACGACTTAGAGAAACTTAGTAAAACATTAATGAATATGGACTGGATTACTGCTAACGAGAAACGGAGAGCTACCCAGTATGAGGAGTACGAAGACCCGAACGCTGACTTACTGTTTACTGATATGGGCAAGGTGCCATTAGGATATGGTGTCGATTCGAGTTTTGATGATATTGATGAGAATATAGATAAACTAAGGAAATAATTAAAAACCAAATGTTATGAAAGATTTAACAGTTAAATTAATTAGAGAAAGAGATAAGAAAAAAGCAGAAGAGATATTTGCTCATAAGCTTTCTGGGATTTGTAAAAATTATGAGACAATTATCAATAAATTATTGGCCTGTGCTGATAAGGATAAATATTTAGAAAAGAGGGAGTCAATTTTAAAGACAGAAAAAATATTATTAAAAAAGCTGAAACCATTTATGGCAGTAAATTCTCCATTAGAAGATGTTTGGATTTTAGTATTTTTAAATAAGATTAAAGAAGATTTTGATAGAAGAGTTAAATGACCTGGGATGAGATAAATAGAAAACGATTGCCCTTTATACGCATGGGAGACAGACTCTTCAAAGGGATGTATAACGAAATTAAGAAACAAATGGCCGCAGTGATAAAAGATAGGCAGACACCGGAACAGATAACAGAGGCAATACGCTCGTTTACTATTGATGAGGGTATTGTCCTTGCTGCCTATGAACGGTTCTATACTCGTACCGGGTTATACTTCGCTAAAGACACTATTAAGAGTTCACACAAGCTAATAGAGCATAAGGATATTAATTCTGACTTCACTGAGGATATATGGCTCAAACAGCTGCTTGAATATGTACGTACGCACTCAGGAAGAAATATAAGTAGTGTTATTAAAACGCATTATAAAGATATTGAGGCTATTGCTAAACAGGCAGTAGAGTTAGGTATTGACGAGGGATGGGGTATGGATAAGATAGCTCGTGCCATAGTAAAACGGCAGGGAGAGATAGACACATGGAAATCTCTAAGGATAGCACGTACTGAAGTGGTATCAGCCTCAAATGAAGGTGTTAATATCGGGGCCGATCAGTTAGTAGGTAAGAAGACAAAGGTATGGATAAGCACCTTCGATCAGCGTAGCAGGACAGACCACATGGAGATGGACGGGGTGAAGGTTCCGTATAATGAGAATTTCACTACTCCGAAAGGTAACGTAATGAAATATCCGGGAGATCAGGAATGCGGTGATGCCAGTGATACAATAAATTGTAGATGTGGATATGAAGTAATAGTAGAACCAGAAATATATTGACATGAAAAATTTTAAATATGGTGCGCCTTGTACCGAGATAAAAGATTTAAACCTGAAGGACAGGATTGTTCAGGCTTATTATTATGACTCACAGCATCCCGATAGCGATGATGACCTATTAAATACAGGTCTATATAGTAAGAGCATAGCGGAACGGGGGCCAGAGTCGGCACTACCTCGGATTAAACACCTGTTCAATCATTGGGACGGGGTCGGAGTAGTTCAGGAGCTTGGTGAAGATGCTCAAGGCGGATGGTTCATATCTAAGCTAGGGAGGCATACCGTAGGGCGTGATACCTTACTCATGTATGAAGATGGTTTGATAACAGAACACTCGCACGGATTAGAAGTAACTGATTCGGAAAATAAAACAGTAGATGGCGTGGTGATACGATCTATTAAAGAGGCTATCCTTTGGGAAGTAACCTCTCTTGATAAATGGGGCGCACAGATGAACACTCCCGTTATGAAGTCGCTGGAAGACCGAAACTTCTGGACAAAACGATTAGATGTTCTTATCAAGTCATTCGCTAATGGCAAATACAGTGATGAAACATTTGAACTGCTTGAGGTTCAATTAACACAAATAAAAGAGATGATACGACTATTCGACAAGCCGGAGCAACTACCCACTCGGAAACGGGCCGGGGGCCAACCCACTTCGATATGGTCAGGATTTGGTAATATTAAATAGATTATTAATTAAAAAACATTAAAGAAATGTATGTATTTAAAAATATCACAATACCCGAAGAAAGTGGTTTTAGTGATGAACAGTTAAAGTTTCTCCAGACTATTGACGAAGCAATGGAGAAAGCTAAAGAACAGACGTCAAAGAAAGAGGATATTGAAACTATCAAGACTGATCTTGAAACTCAGATGAAAGCACTTAAAGACAATTTCAATTATGAGAAGATGCAGGAACAGATCAATGCTGTCTTCATTAAGTTGAATGAATTCGGCGGCAGTCCTCTTGAGCTGACAAAAGAGCAGAATGATGCTAAAGCACGTGTCCTGAATAACAAATGGGTGCAAGGTCTTCTGAAAAAAGACAAGGCCATGATGGAGGAAGCCAGTACCGAACTGAAGACTATGAGTCCGGTAATGCACTTAGGCCCTGCCACGGGGTCGGGAAGCCTTGACCTCGCAGTAGATTATACTCAGGGCGGTTACCTTGTACCTGACCTGTTTAATGCTGAGATATACCGTTTTGCTATTGCAGGAGGTGTGTCACGAAGGGAATTTAAGTATATGCCATTCATAGGTGCCGGGAACAGTCGTTACCTGCATTATCAACTTACCAACGTGGTTGTTACGTGGGTTGATGAAGGTGAAGAGAAATCAAAGACAAAGCCTACCACAGACAGGGTACAGCAGACCTTAAAGACTTGTGCTGCTATATGTATCTTGACTGAAGATATTGTTGAAGATGCCGCTTATGACCTAGTGTCATGGGTTAGTCAGCTTATTGGTGAAGCTATTGCCGCTGAGGAAGACGATCAGTTCTTTGCTGGTACAGGCGCACCGTGGACAGGTATTCTGACCACTGCCGGGACAGTCGGGCTTTCACTTGCCGCTGATGTAGGGCCAATCGACATGAGACCTGAATCACTGCTTGCTCCTACTGTTGCAATACCTGAAGGGGCTGTTGCTGGTTCTAAGTTCTATATGCACCGTACGGTATGGGCCGCCATTTCTGCTCGTAGGAGTGATGCTGTTGCCGCTTCGGATTCACGTGGTACTTATCTTGTGCAGACTCCTAACCAGAGTTCACCCGGTTCAATATGGGGCTTCCCGATTGTACTTGTAGAGTCGATGCCTTCAATGGCCGATCTTTATGGGGTGACCGACATGACCGACATTGATCCTGATTTAGATCTGTCTGAGAACGATGAACCATTTATCATATTTGGTAATCTCAGTAAGACTTGTGTCTATGGTGACAAAGCCGGAATCCGAGTTAAGTTGCTGGATCAGGCTACTATCACCGACACTAATGATAATCTTATCAATCTCGCTGAGAAAGATATGATTGCAGTTCGTGTTCATAAGAGAGTTGGTTACGCTTGTGTTTTACCTGCCGGAATTTGCATAATCTCAACAGGTGAGACTTCATAAATACTAATCTAAGGGTTGGGACTTTGCGTCCCTTCCCTTTAATTTTAATTGATATGAAAAAGAGAATAAAGATTTTAAAACCAGTACAGAGTTATGTTATAGGCAAAGTCTATCGTGTAGCTCCACACTTTGCCGGAAAACTTATTGGCAGAGGTCAGGCAGAGGCATTCCCTAATATTAAAAAAGCTATCGTACTTAAACAGGAGAAGGCAGTCATTGAGACTAAAGAAGAGAAATTTATTCCTGAGACAAAAGACTATCCTTTGTCGATAAGCAAGCTAAAGGCTGTCATAGATGAGATAACAGTTGAAGAGTTGATGAATATTATAAACTCTGATTCGAGAACAAGTGCAGTATCAATGGCACGCAAAGAACTACTGAACCGATGATTAAACAGGCACGTTTTAGCTCTTCTATAAAATCCTTTAAAGAAGCGTTCTTGAAATATTGGGAAGTAGAAGAGTATCATGATATAAATGCTCCTGCTATATTTATGGGGTGCTATAACGATGTCGATGTGGAGGCAATAAACAATCATAAAGGATTTAAGGTGCTTGCCCATACTGGTAAAGTCAACTCACGTATATTGAGAGTCGATGACAGAAAGATTGTCTTTAAGTTAAATAACATGATACTGCAAGACAATAAAGTTAATCCCGATATTTATAGTAACTGTTATGTAAAACACAACAAGACAAAAATGGCATCTTTCCCTATAAAAGACTTCTC